CAACTAGAATGATTGGACAAGATAAGATGGTTGTGCCTAATAAAAATTTTACTGAAGATCAATGGGAAGAAGCCTATATAAAAATGGGTAGACCAGAATCTTTTGATAAATATACCTTAGATACAAAATCAGATGTTGTTCCTTTAGACGAACAAGCAATCAAAAATTTTCAAGAACAATCTTTTAAATTGGGTTTGAACAATGAACAAGCAAAAGGCATATTAAATTTTTATAAAAATAATATGGAGGCACAAACTCAACAAGCAAAGGTTGATGCAGAAACTACACAAGCTCAATCTCAAAACTTACTTAGACAAGAATGGGGTAGAGATTATGATTCAAATATTGCAAAAGCTAAATCACTTGCCACTGCCAATCTCTCACCAGAGATTTTTGAGATGCAACTAGCAGATGGAAGTAGACTTGGAGATAATGTTGATATTATAAAAGGCTTTGCAAAGATTGCAAACATGATGTCAGAAGATAAAATATTATCTACAGAGTCTGAAAACATGGATAGAACTGAGGATATACAAACAGAAATAGATCAGATTATGAATGATAAAGATGGTCCATATTGGAATAAGTCTCATCCTAATCATGATAAAGTTGTTCAAAAAGTGTATACCATGAGGGAGATGTTAAGTGGAAGCAAGTGAACATCTTAATAACGAAGAGCTTAAACTTGAGATTTTAAGGATTGTTAAAGAAACAGGAACAGAGTTTCAGAAACAAGACCCCTTGCCAATCTGTGAAATTTATTATAAATGGATTAAAGGTAAGACAATTCGTAAGAACCTTACTGGCAAGAAGGAATAGACTTCTAGTCTAAAAGACTTAAAATCCAAGAGATGCCTGCGTAGGCGGATAACTTCTCTGATTGTTTAACATTAATAACAATGGGAGACTAATATGTCATCACAAGTAACAACAGCATTTGTGCAGCAGTATTCTGCTAACATTCAAATGTTGTCTCAACAAATGGGATCGTTATTAAGAGAC